TAAAGTATCCAGACGTTTCGGTAAGGGAGAAGGTAAGGATATTGGAACTATGGTTGATGAGGATGTACTAAAGGGATTGTTAGCTACTCAGCAAAATATTGATATAGAAAAGAGTATGAATAAAATTTCATTCATATCTTGTTTCTGGTCTCCATTTACTATTATTAAATGGCTTGCTGCTAGAGCTATTCCTTCTGGTGGTAGTGGGAAAAATGCTAGTTGTGGGTACGCATTCTTTGCTAATAAGAGTGGATATAAATTTTGGTCATATGATAAATTAGCTAGTCAAGCACCAACCACAGATGCACCTAGTAAAATTATGGTTGGGTATCAGAAGGAAGAAAATGAAGATATGAAGGATAAGCTAGCTATTGATAAAATTGAGCCTATGGGATCAACTGATGTATTGCAAGGATTAAACTATGGTTCATATAATAGTTTGACTATAACTTTAGACCTAGCTGATATGAAATATGAGGAACATCCCTTTAATATCACTAAATATTATAGTAGTGTTGCCAGACTTAATAAAAATAAATCACTACCTAGGTACTACGAAGGTTTTGAGGAGGATGTAAGACATACTAGAATTATGACTAAGTTATTAGATACTGCTCTGTTTACTGAAGGAACATTTACTCAGGATGTGACAAAGCAGGTTTCACAAGCATCATTAAGAGAAAAATTATTTTACAATAAATCAGTTGATATAGCATTTACTGGTAAACTTGACTATGAGGTAGGTCAAGTGGTAGAATTATTCAATTATGTTGGTAGAGATAAAAAAGAAGATCCTACCAATGGTAAATATATTATTGGTCATATTACAAGAGAGTATTCTACTAGTACTGATGAAATGATAACCCAGATGTTATTATACACTGATAGTCCAGGTAATTATTAATGAAACAAGCAGTTGCTAATTTTATTGGAAAAGACGGGTTCAACTGGTGGGTTGGGCAAGTCGAGAATGATGGTGGCAACGAAAAGGATCCAGATTACACCAATAAAGTAAAGGTTAGGATTATGGGATACCATAGTCCTAATAGGCAAGAACTTCCAACTACAGATCTTCCATGGGCTATGGTATCAATGCCTGTTACTGCAGCTCAGAGGTCTGGTATTGGATCAATTCATCAACTTGAAGTTAATTCTTGGGTGATTGGTTTCTTTATGGATGGTGCATCTTCTCAGATACCTATTGTAATGGGATCCATTGGAGATGAGAACCCTGAAGAGGATTATGAATCATCTGATGGAGAAAAGGATGATGAGGAAGGAAATTTCCCACAAAGAAATGCGGTTAATTATAAAGAGAATAATCATGTAAGTGGTAGTAGTGGTGCACCTGGTATTGCTTCTACTACAAGTACTGATGAGAAGTCAGGAACAAAAGGGAAGGCAAAGGAAACTCCTGGTAAAGATGCGGGTACAGTTACGTCATCGAATAAGGTAGCAAAGGCAAAGACTACATCTGAAGCAATGAATGGTGCTGATGATAAGAAAAAGGTTAGTGCTCAAGTAGGAAATGGTAAATGTGGTGGTGAACCAAAGATAAAATTGGCCAAGCCCGTCAAAGAACTGATAAAATTTGTTCAAGGTCTTGATCAAAACCCAGCTGGTGATTGGATTGAAAAGAGAACTGGAAAATTAATAGACCTTGAATCTAAAATTAATGTTGTTAAAGATAGGGTTCTGGTAAAACTTAGTGGAATGACAGCCAATATAAAAGGCGTTGTGATGGCTGATGCAAATAAATTCATTCAGGACAAGCTTGATAAACTCAATATACCAAACCCAGACTTAGATGGTGCTGTTAAGAAGCAACTTAAAGATGTTGGTGGGTTAGTATCTTGTTTGTTTAAAGATCTACTTAGTGATCTTGGTGACTTCATCAAAGGTATGCTTAATGATCTTTTAGAGAATGTCCTTGATGCTGCACTATGTTTGATTGAGAATTTCCTTGGTGGTATCATGAATAAGCTTATGGAAAAGATCACTGGTGCATTGGATATGCTTAAGGGTGTTCTTGGTTCTCTTCAGGGTAAGCAAGATTTAATAACAAACTTAACAGGTAGGATTGGTGATTTTCTTGATCTATTTTGTGATGGTCAACTTTCCTGTGCAGTTGGTGCATCTGGTTTTGATACTGGTTTCGGTGCTAAGGCTGAAGGTAATGAGTTAAAGCAAAAGGCATTGAACATGCTTCCTTTTGGTAATAAACTCAAACTTCCTAAGGGTGGTGCTATCGTAGGTAATATTCTTAAGAGTGGTGTCGCTGCTGCGATTGGTGGGGATGGATTGAAGTATTCCTTTAATGCCAAGACTGGTGTTGCAAATCTTCTTTCATCTGCTGCTGGTGCGAAGGGAGCACTCAAAGCTGTTGATTTCTTGACTAATGGACCACTAGAGAAGTTTGAAGGTATTAATTTCTATGATAGTACTGGTAAAATGAGTAGTAAGGCTCTCAATTGCTCGTCATCTAATCGTAATAAGAAACCATGTTTCCCAGAACTGGTATGGGACAACTTAAAGTCCACTACTTTCATGAAAGCATTACCTATTGTTGATGATATTGGTTCTATTCTTGGAGTACTTGTTAAGAATAAGGGTTCAGGAATGAATCTTACTGCAAAAGTACATGCTAATTTCACATGTAGTGAACCTGAAGGTGGTGGTGCTACCTTTAGACCTATTATTGTTGATGGTAAATTGGAAGCAGTGGATGTATTAACAACTGGTATTGGATATGGATTTGATCCTTCTGAAACTTATTGTCCTAAGGAACAATATGTTGTATTAGTTCCTAGAGGAGATCTTATTAATCATGTAGAAGATGAAGAGTATATAATGGAAGTAAGTGAAACTAGTCCTAATCTTTTACAAGTGGTTGACATTGACTATAGTGAGGATTATATTGCACTTGCAACTATTGACGTTACTGATGGACCGAAAGTGATACCTGGAATTCAGTTAAGAACACAGTCTGGACATGAATTTACTCTAAATTTCGTTAAAAAATTTGCTGAGTTAGTTATTCCTCCACAAGCTAAAGCAATTTATGCCTATTGTGGTGATCTTATACCTATTGTTGACACTGTTAAACCAATTAATGTTGGTAAAGGATATGTTGCACCAAAAATTGTAATTGGTTCTAAGGATGCTGGTACAGAGACAGAGATTGGTGAGTTTAGTGTGGATGAACAGGGTAGGATAGTAGAAGCAACACTTACCAATACTGTTCTTGGTTTCGTTAAACCAAGAATTAAGGATCCACAGGGAGGTACTGGTGCAAAAGTAACAATTCGTTATAATTATGCTGGTCCTAGAGAAATTCAAGAGAAGAAGATCTTACCTCTTCAGACTTATGTTGATTGTGTTGGACACCCTATGCTGGAGGCTGAGGTTTAATGACTATTAATAAGTTTGAGGGGGGTTCTACCCAAGAAAATGATGCTCCTAAGGTAAAAGTTGAGTATCCTAAGAATTATGTTCAGTCCACTTCGGCTGGTCATATATTTGAAATGAATAACACCGAAGAGGGTGAAAGGATACGTTTATTGAATGCAAATGGCAATTTTCTGGACTTAGATGAGAAACAAAACAACAACTTAGTTTCTTATAATGATACATATATCTTATCGGACCATAATTTAGTCATTAAAATCGGTGAGGATGTTAAATCCGACAGGGCAGTTATTCAAATCATTGGTGACTGTAATATAACTGTCGAAGGTGACATGCACACCGAATGTGAGGGTGATCGTTATGATCAAGTAAATGGTAATTACCAAATACAGTGTGGTGGAGTATTTTCAGTTCGTGCTGAAGAGAATATGTCTCTTCAATCAATGAATGAGATGCACCTTAAGTCTAATTCATATGAGAATAAGACTACCTTTTTATTAAACGATCTTAGTGAGGGTGGCTCTGTTCAAGAGCACGTCAAGGGTAATTATGAAGTACAGATCCAAAAAGAAACAGCAACCTTCTCTATAAAAAGTGAAGGGGATGTTCGTATCAATGCAGATAAATGCAGATACGAAAACGTTGGTGGTAATTTTATCACTGATGTTGGCGGTAAGGTTAGAATCAATGTCGATGGCAGTGATCATACCTGTATAAATGGAGGTGCATTTGAAGGAATGTTATCCATACCCGCTTCCGCTAGTTATGACCTTAATGTTACTGGTGTTATGAATACTGTAACCAGTGACAACTATGTAGTAAATGCAGGTGGCAACATAGATATGGATGCTACTGAGATTTATTTGAATTGAATGTCGATTTTAAGTAACACTAATGACTTTTCACATGTCAGTAACACGACAAGAAGCAATGTTCCTAAAAAGTATTCTTGTCAAACATTTAGACGATTACGTCGAAGAATTAGCTAAAGAAGAGAAAGAAGGAGAAAAAATGATGAAACATATGTTAGAGAATAGAGAAGCAGGTAAAGAATTGTTAGAGAAAACTTCTGACGTTATTAGAAGGAGTTCTAGGCAATCAAATGATCCATACTTCTCTACTAAATAAGATGGAAGGAATGATTTAAGCAATGAGTACATTAACCATTCACGATTTACAAGGATTTAGTACCTATTCTAATCAGGTACGAGTTCCTAGTGGTCATCGTCTACAAGTTGAAGGGACGGTGAAACTTCCTACGTGGACTACATCAACTAGACCAACTCCTGTAGAAGGATTGATTGGAGTTAATACATCTGAGAAACAATTAGAAGTATATGTTGATGGTGCTTGGAGTAAAGCTGCAGGTGGTGGGGTTCAAGGTTTAACTGCTGCTGATCCTGTAGTTGATACTACTACATGGTTAACAACAAATCCTCCAGATGGAGACTACTGGTTTGCACCAACAGGGTATTCTGGTTCTGCTGTACAAGTATATGTAAATACTTCCAATGCTCCTTCATCTAGTGCTTACGTACAAATTGCAAGAGGTAGAGAATCTACTAACTGGTGGCAAACTTCTGGACAGAATTATGTTGGTGGTGGATTAACAAGTACTTATTTAACTCAGAATACTCCAATTGCTGTTGCTCCTAACGATTTTTGTAGTGCACTTTGCAATTTCAACTGGTCATCTGCTAGATTTATGACCAACAGGAGGAACAGTGGTGACTCCTGGTATTTTGAAGGTGGTACTTCAACCAGTTGGTCATGGACATACTTCCAACAGAGTGCATCTAGTGTAAATGCTAGTGCAGTTAGAACTTCTGGTTTCTGGAGAACTGGTAGTACTCTACAGAACTGGGGTCAAGGCAATCGCTGGACAGATACATTAAACTATGGTGGTGGTAACAACTGTGACCGTACATTTATGTGGTCATGGGGTGGTCATGGACCTTACCAAGGATGGTCTGGTGGTTCTTCTTGTCAACCATCTGGAGCTTTCCAGAATGGTAATGAGGGTCACTCACTTCAACTAGTAAACGTATACATGCTTATTCAATAAAATTATTCTTTCATTATGATTACTGATATTATTCCTTTGTTCGCACAGAACTTGATTTGCTCCAACATTGATATTGACAACGGTAGACTTCTTGAGCTTCTTGAGAGAGATATTGATATTGATGAATCTAGAGATTTCTATCTTACCAAATCGCATGAACTTCACAAGATCGAAGAGTACGATTTCTTAACTGTACCATTATTAGAACAAGTCAAACAAGTATTTGATGAAGTTTATGAATATAAAGATATAGAACCATACTTCACGTTAATGTGGGGTACTTGTTGTAAGAGATATCAAAAGATCCATAGTCATACACATCCTAACAGTTTTATGTCTGGTGTGTACTATCCAATGATGAATGCTGCACCGATTAGGTTCCATCATCCATCACCATCTACTATTGTGCCTAATTTTCGTACAGGTAATCTGTGCAATCTTAGAAGTTTTATATTAAATCCACAACCAAGTACAATGTTGCTCTTCCCAAGTGCTTTACAGCATGAGACAGCAACGGTGAATGAAGATGTCGATAGATACTCAATTTCATTCAACATTTTCCTTAGGGGGAATATTGGTGGAGAACCACTGAGCATGTTACAATTGGATTAGTGTCCACGTATTTGCATAAATCCCAGAAACGTGCTATAATTTTCAGGTACTAAGGAGGTCCGCCCATGTTTGATGAATACCTTGATAGGGTAACGGTTGACATTCCAGCAAGAAGGTTTACACTACTAAGTAGTGAAGGAAACACTAAAGTCATTGATTGTGACGATGGTGATCAGTTCATTCGGATTCTTGACGTTGTTCGGGATCAGTGTCAAAGTGAAGAGGTAGTCTACGTCTAATGTCATACAACAAAACTTATTCTGAAATAAAACAAATCCTTAAAGATTCCCAGAGAATTACTAAGGTCACTATGCTCAAGGTTGCAAAGCTAGCAATACTTGAAACTCTCGGTAAAGAGAGATCTGAAGGTGTCGATGTCACATGGGATAGTAAGTTAGGTGATGACCTAATGCTAGACAGTCTGGACATGGTAGAACTTGTCATGTTCTTGGAAGAATGTTTTGGTGTTGAGATACCTGATGAAGATGCAGGTGACATAGTAACAGTTGGTGATGCCATTGAAACTATTAAAAAAGCCAAGGCAAATAAAGGTAAGAAGAAAAAGATTAATGTATCTAAGTATAAGAAAGTAAAAACACCTGGTGCACCTTTAACTGAGGCAAAGCAATTCACTCAAGCAACTGAAGCTGCTGAGAAGAAGAGAGAACAACTTGATAAAGAAATCGATGAAGCATTAGAGGAAGATGAACATAATACACAAGTTTCTTAAACCATCTACATTTGATGAGTTGCAGAGATTAATACTGGATAAAAATTTTCCATGGTATTATACTCAATCACCTGGTGAGCCAGAACAATATACTAATTTGCTGTATTATGATCACGAGTTCTCTGAGGATGTAACTCCAAAGATGAAACGTATACTTGCAATACTCTGTACTCAATTGAATGCTATTTCTATTCTTAGGATTAAATTAAACTCAACTCCTAGGAATGCACCCAAACAGGGTTGGCATGTTGATTGGAAACTAAGTACTCCAAGTAAAACATGTGTATTCTATCTAAATGATTGTGATGGATACACTGAGTTTTCTGGTGAATGTCCATTTGCAGAGAATAAATCATACACTATAGCTAATAACGCACTCATTTTTGATACTAATATCGAACATAGGGGTGTTCCTCAGAAGGATACTGATAGGAGAATAGTTATGAACGTAAATTATTTTGAAAGGTGAAGATCTATTGGTCATATACTATTGGTGATGCTGACGATACATTTCCAAATGAATTTGTAGGCAGTCCCAAAAAATATTTGTCTGGGTATGATATGAAATATGATCATGCCAAATGTCCTGCATGGAAGGAATATTACAAGAATACTTGGGTAATTGAACAACCATTTGATCTAGGTATTAAATTTAATAAGGATAGGATTGATACAAATATACCTCAGAAGGCATATGATCAGTATTTTCATATTTCTGATACATGGTTAAATGGGGACTATCCAGAGATACAATTAAAGTATAACTGGTTTTTCTGGACAAAGGAAAAGAATGTGTGGGTTGAACAACTGGCACCACCTCTGCTCGCCCGTCAAGGTGTTGAGTTAGTACAAGGTACGTTTCCTATATCTGTATGGTTTCGTCCTATAGTCATAGGCTTAAAGCTTATGGACAATGATATATTGCTACCTAGGGGGACTCCCTTGAGTCATATAAGATTCCCAAGCAAAACTCAGGTACAACTGGAACAACGTACACCACCAAAGGAACTAACATCACAATTACAACAACATAATACATTAAGACTATTCACAAAATTCAAATCATGGGATATAATAAAACAGAGATTGAACAAGGAGAACAAATGCCCACTCCGTTGGAATTAGATTTATTTTGTCAGTGGTTTGAAGGGAAGTTTGATAATTGGGAACAGGCATCATCTAATCCTACTAAATGGGCACACATATATGTTACCCACGAAAGAGTTGATGAGAGAAAGTTTCTAACTAGTTCTCGTTATAATTACAGTGACAAACCGTACAGAGAACAGGAAGTAGAAATAACTCAACCTTATGTTATTGGTGATCATGTGGGTATCATCATAGTGAAAAATCCTGCATGTGATATGATCTTTGGTTTTGATAAAGATAACATGTGTTTTGAAGGTATATCTGAGGAAGGGTGTACATATAAGGGAAAACCACTAGAAAGTAAGGCAAAATTATATGGAGATTACTATCATACATGGGACAAAGGTTACTGGCATGGTAGTGAAGGATTTTTTCTCTTCAAGAAGAAGTTATAAATAGATTTGAACATTTTATTGTGGAATTAGAGTGGCAACTCGTAAGATATCTGACTTAACATTATTAAATTCAGGTGAAGTATCAAGTTCTGACACTTTGCTCTTACTTGATAACTCAGATCCAACAGATCAAAATAAACGGTCAGCAGTAGGTAGTATATTCAAGGCAGTGCCTTCTGGTACATACTCTACTCCTGGTGTGCAGTTTGAGGGTAAAACCGCAACGGGTTTATTCTCGGAATCGCAAGGTCAAGTTGGTCTGTCAATGGGAGACGCTAGACTTAACCTTCAGAAGGTTGGTACTACTCTTAATATACAAGCACGAGATGCTGCAGATACAAACTTAGACTTTACTATATCAGCACAGGGTACTGGTGTTATTCGCTTGGGTTCTGTCCTAGCAATCACTGATACCTTATTTGTTATACCTAACAGTTCTGATAATACTAAAATTGCAAAGTTTAGTACTGCAGATATACCAACAGGTGTAATGCATACTTATGTTCTACCTTCTAATGGGGCAGTTGCTGCAGCAGATACGTTAGTAACACTGGGTGCTACTCAAACTCTAACGAATAAAACTCTTAGCAATGCTACATTTACGGGAACATTAGCTGTTGATACTATTAGTATAACAGGTAATACTACTATTGGTAATGAATCAGCAGATAGTTTAACAGTTAACTCTGCGGCTACATTTGCTGCTTCTGCAACCTTCTCGAATACTGTTATTATGCAGCAAACACTCGATGTAACGAGTGATATAACTGCAAATGGTAAGATAACAGTTACAACTGGTTTAGAACCAGAAACTGATAATGGTGCTTACTTGGGATCAAACTCAAAATCTTGGTCATCATTATTTGTTGATAACATTGGTGTCGATGGTAATACTGTCTCTGCTCTTAGTGGCGATTTAACATTAGATAGTGTATCAGGTAAGACTGAAATCAAACATAGTGGCACAACACACTTAGAAACAACAGCAACAGGTATTTCAATAGGAGGAGCAATAGATGCTGTCACATCCATCACTGGTAGCGGTGACATTACTATTGCTACTGACAAGTTTACTTTGGATGCTAGTAACGGTAATGCTGTATTCGGTGGAACCATCACAGGTGGAGGTAATGTCACATCTACTGCAGGGACTGCATTCCAATTTGGATCTAGTTCTTCTGCCAAGTTAGGTGTAGGTAGAGCAGCTGCCACATATAACCTTGAGGTTGAAGGTTCTATATATTCTACAGGATCTACTTTCATTGCTGGTAACGGTACTGCTGGTAAATTTATCCTACAGAAAGGTGTTGCTGGTATTGGATTACACTTTACCGATAATGTTGGTACTGATCAAGCAGTACTTGATGCATCTGGTAATTTTGGTATTGGTAAATCTCCAACTGCTAAGTTTGAGGTTTCTGGTAATTCAAATATTGATGGAGATCTTTCCATTACAACAACCAACCCTGCTAACCAAACTGGTGGTAAAATAACTGCCAGAGAGATCGTACTTACTGATCCTCAAACACAAGCTTCTGTTACATTAGATTCCACTACAGGTGGTGGTGTAAGTAGAGCAAAAGCATTCTTCTATTCCTCTTTCTAAACTAACGTCATGGCTGTTAAGCAGAACGGTGTACTGGGAACATTTACTCCAACAGTAACACCATATACACATCTAACCGTTAACGCAACTCATCCAAACAATAAGTTGACAACAACGGCATTTAATTTTTACACATGTCCTGCTGCAACTCTGGCAAGTGGTAAGATTGTTGTTACAAATAATACTGGTGGTGCTGCCACTGTAGATATTGCAATGGTTGAACAAACTGATATTATTCAACTAGATGCATTAGCGTCACAACCAAATGATCCTAATACTGGAGCTACTGCTGTTAACTATGGATCATGGTCATTCCCTGCTGGTCAGTATACATCTTCTGTAGTTGTTGAAGGTGCTGCTGATTCAGGTACATTCCAACTCGGTGAGACTGTTAACTGGAATAATACTAACTTATCACCTAATGCACAGACTGCAATTGTTCAGGCATGGGATGCAACTAATAAGAAATTGTGGTTAAGAAATATGTCTCATCCAAGTGGATTGGAGACTGCTGGTGATACCACATTTACTGGTGCAACTTCAGGTGCAACTATCGCTGCTGGTCCTTCACATGCTGGTACTGGTGGTACTCAAGGTTGGTCAGGTAGAATTAAATACTATGATTCACTGAGTGGCCAGATATATCTAAACAATTATGAGTTTAGAAACAATATTGATTATAAAAACTTTGGTGATGCTAATACTGAAAATCGTGAATTGAATAATAATAATTTGAATAGAAGTTTGTCAAGGATGCATAGACCTGTAGCTACAACTCAAAATAGATTTGCTGCTGCTGGTAATACAACTCCTGCAACAGAATTTATTGATGCTAATGACGTTGAGTTGCTTGTATCTGCTGTAACTAAGGTATCAGCAGAGCAACATCTTGTTAAAAACAAGTCAATAGTAGACCAAGGTGTTTATGAATTGAATGGTATAGTTCTTGGTACATACCAATCCCTTTTTGTTAGTTCTTCCGCTGCAGTTAACGTTTCCTTCGTTGGATTTGAAGAGACTGCTGAAATTCCTTCATAACTTTAGAGATCATAGAAGATGGCACTAACCAGACTTAAGAACGTCTTTACATCAAAAACTGGACGTTGCCTATATGTCAACTCAGATGATTTTGATGCATCTGACGCATTCGATAATAGAGGTAACTCTCCTAACCGTCCTTTTAAAAGTATACAAAGGGCATTACTAGAAGCTGCTAGATTTTCATATCGTAGTGGTCAGTATAACGACGCTTTTGAGTCATTCAGTATTGTATTATATCCTGGTGATTATGTAATTGACAATAGACCAGGAACAAATGCTGTAGGACAAGCATATATTCCTTCAGATATTAGTGAATTAAGTGCTGCCAGTGATATGAATCTGGTAGATGGTGCTGGTAATCCTAACCCTAACAATGTTCTTTACCGATTTAACTCAGTAGAGGGTGGTTTAGTTGTACCTAGAGGTACTTCCATCGTGGGTATGGATTTACGTAAAACAAAACTACGTCCTCTTTATATACCTGATCCTACTGCTGGTGCTATTGATAGTTCTGCAATCTTCCGAGTAACGGGTGGTTGCTATTTCTGGCAGTTTAGTTTCTTTGATGGTCCTTCTACAGGTGTATATAAAGATCCTGCACAGCCATCTGCATCATCACCACCAACATTCTCTCACCATAAACTAACTTGTTTTGAGTATGCTGATGGTAAGAATATACAAACAACTATTAATGATACTGGTTCTAATCCATTAACAGTAACTGACCTAGACTTATATTATCAGAAAGTTGCTAAGGCATTTACTGATATTCCAGATTCTACTAGCGTACTATCTGCTGATGAATTACAGTCAAGAGTAGAAGAAAATAGAATTGTTGGTCCTAACACTGCTGGTCCTGTAACTGTATCCAGTATTGTTACTGATTATATTTCATCTAATGTATTCACAACAACTGCTGAGGTAACAACCACAACACCTCATGGTTTCTCTGTTAATACTCCTGTTCTTGTTAGTGGTGTAACTGGTACTGATGCATCCAGATTTAATGGATCATATTATATCAGTGAGATACCAACTACCACAACATTTAGATATATTATTAAAGATCCTGGTACAGGTGCACCATCTGGTAACCCAACTGCAACTGGATCAACTGTTGAAGTAGAAGTCGATAACGTAGATAGTTCATCACCATACATATTCAACTGCTCACTCCGTAGTACATGGGGTATGCAAGGTATGCACGCTGATGGTAGCAAGTCAACTGGATTTAAGTCCATGGTTGTTGCCCAGTTTACTGGTGTATCACTACAGAAAGATGATAATGCATTCATCAAGTGGGATGGATCAGCATATATTGCTGGATCTCATACTGATGGGGATAGTATATACAAAACTGATTATAGAAACTACCATGTTAAGTGTTCCAACGATGCTGTTATTCAAGCTGTATCAGTATTTGCTGTTGGTTTCGCTGACCACTTTGTTGCCCTCAGTGGAGGAGACCAAAGTATCACCAACTCAAACAGTAACTTTGGTTCTTGTGCATTAAGAGCAAAAGGATTTAAAACTGTACCATTTACACAGGATAAAGCTGGTAAGATAACTCACGTTATACCACCACAGAAATTAGCAAGGACATATTCACAGGTAAGTGGATATACATTCAGTGTTACTCAAGATAATAAGAGTGTAACATGTAGTCCTGGTAATACTAGTCATGGTATTCTTGCTGGTGATTACGTAAGATTTGATACTATTGATAACACAGAAGCATATAAAGTTGAGACTGTTACTGGAGGTAATGGTGCTTTAACTCTTAATAGAGGTTATCGTGGATCAACAGCAGCTACTGAAGATGCATTTAAAGGCACAGTTAATGAAATTCCTGTTGGTTATGTTGCATTAGATGTACAAAAGATACAATATAATGCTACGCAAAATAACCAAACATGGACAGGCAATGCTGGATTCAATACTGATGCTGGACAATACTCATGCATATACAACGGTAATGCATACTATTCTGCACAGTTAGAAGCTGCTTCTGGTACTGTACAATCAGGTACAACTGCCCCCACTCATACAAGTGGTAATGCAACTGATGGTAGTATTATATGGTCATATGTTGGTGCTGTAGATACTAGATTATATCTCTATGGATATAATTCACAGGCAACTAAGCCACCATATAAACTCCAAGGTTTCAATATTGGTGCACGTAAGCAAGATAAGATTTATGTTTCATTGATTGAAGCATCAACCACATCAACATTTGCTGCATTGATCACTCCTGATAACACAGCAACTCCTGCTGATAGTGCATATACTAATGTTACCACACAGTCATATACTCCAGGAGATCCAAATCATCCATTACAATACGATACGAACGTTAATACTTGGTATATTAGAGTAACTGCTGCAACTTCTTCGTCATCTAGTGCCAGTGCTACAACTGGATATAAAGGTATTCATTATCATCTAGGTAATGAAGCTTTCTATGCTAATTCATTATTCACTGGTGCATCATACATGCAACGTATCCCTGATAACAGATCTTCAAGGGATAGAACATATCGTGTACGTTATGAAGTAGATAGTTCTGCATCTGTTCTTCAAAGAGAACCAATTAACGGTTATATTATTCAACCACGTAACGTACCTACTGGTCAGTCATATGGTGATGTATATTATATCTACGATATTAAGACTGAGCAAGAGTTAGTTAAATCAGTAACTAATGGTATCTACTACATGACTGTTATCAAAGGTAGTATCACACCTACCAATGGTAATCTCAATACATTCGCATTCTCTCAGAATATTAATAACTTGTATCCTGTCTTGGATAAAGATAATCCAACTGAGGATCCAGGTGAAGCAACATCTATTGCATCTAATACTGTTGTTGGTTTAGTTACTACAACTGATGGTTCTAATGAGGATAAGTCACTATCAATTACCAAAGAAGGTGTTGGTGACTTTATTCAAGAAACCAAGAATAATTATACTAACGCATCTACCAATGATAGTGCTGTTGCTAACTTCATTACACTTGAAGCAAGAGATGGTGAAGCAACTGAGGTAGATAAGAATAAGAGGATGATACCTGTTAATAATACAGGTGGAACTCAAACAGAATTAAGACGACCAAGTATCTTAAGATCAGGTAACCATACGTTTGAATATGTTGGTTTTGGTCCAGGTAACTACTCAACTGGTCTACCTTCTGTACAGAACAGAGTTCTAACTGATGCTGAAACATTATTAGCACAGTCACAGAAAGAGAACGGTGGTATTGCATTCTACTCTGGTCTTAATAGTAATGGTGACCTATTCATTGGTAACACTAGAATCTCTGCTGTTACTGGTGAGGAAGCATCACTTGATACTCCATCACTATCCATTGTTGGTGAGACTGCAAACTTACGTCCTGTATATGATGAGATCATTGTTAGGGATAAGATCACAGTTGATGATACTAACTTAGAATCTGTATTTAAAGGGTTCTTATCAGTTAATCAAGACTTGAACGTAACTAAGTCAATATTTGCTGAGGATGTCACAATTACTGGTGATGCTGCAAACAGTCAAGCAAATAAAAAGTTTGATGTTGTGACTGCTGATCCTACAGGTACACAGAATGCTTCTAACAACGGTGACTATGCATTACTCAATAATGTTACTCGTGGTAATAACTTAGGTTGGTACTGGTCTACTTCTGATAATGCTTGGATTAAGTTTGGTCTAACTGATACTGCTAACCTTACCATAGATGGTAGTGGAACTGGAGATCTAACATTTGCCAACGGACTTGGTGTTGACATAGGATCCACTGGTACATTAAATGTAAACAGTGGTGCTACTACACTTGGTGGTAATCTAACAGTCTCAGGTACAACAGAGTTCAATGGAACTGTAGATGTTGATGCAAACTTTGCAGTTAGATCTGGTACAACTGATAAATTTACAGTTGCATCATCTTCAGGTAACACAGTAATTAAGGGAACATTAGCAACTCAAGGTGCTGTTGATCTTGGTAATGGAACTGGTGATGACATAGCAGTTAATGGTAGAGTTACAACTAGTATTGTTCCTAAGGCTAGTGGTAATGTAGATCTTGGTGCAAGTACATTAAAATTTGGAACAGTATATGCTGACGCAATCTCTGGTATCAGTAATGTAACTGCCAACATCACAGGTGATGTAACTGGTAATGTGACTGGTAATGTGACTGGTAACTTAACAGGTAATGCTGATACTGCTACTGCCTTAGCTACTGCAAGAAACATTGGTGGAGTATCATTTGATGGTACTGCTGCAATAAATCTTCCAGGTGTTAATACTTCAGGTAATCAAGATACTTCAGGAAATGCTGCTAGTGCAACAAAGATCAGAGTTACAGATAAGACTGATAATACTGACTACAAGATTCACTTTAGTACTGCGGGTGGTGCAGGAACTGATAGAGATACGTACACTGATGGTAACTCATTATATTACAACCCTAACCAAAATAAATTAGGAGTTGGAGAGATCGCTTGTACAATAGTAGGATCAGCTGGCAACACCACGTTTGGTAATGACACACAGAATGCTTATGGTGATAGAACAGTTTCGACTAGTAATCCATCTGGAGGATCCGATGGAGATATCTGGTATAAGTACTAATACAGGTAATTAAATTATGGCAGTTCCTTATTCACAGGCGATATCTCAGTACCTTGATAACCACACGTATATCAAGAAGAACGGTTCATGGGAAACTGTTGAAGATATTCAGGTAAAACATAGTGGTACATGGAGAGATACCAAGACAGTATATGTTAAATCTGGTGGTTCATGGAGAACAGTCCATGAAGGTGATCACTTCTTATTCAACTATACTGATAGTTCAAATAGTCAAAGTGAGTTAACTCTATCGTCAATATTATCCAATGCTGGATATTCCAGTGGATCTATTAAAGGTGCAATTACTATAAACTGTAAGAGGAAGAGACTGAACCTAGGAAATTATTCTGGTAAAGTATATCTTCGTATAAACTCTGGTAAAAAGATTTCAGGATCTGGTGGTAACGGTGGTAATAGAGGTGGACAGAATGGTGCAGTTGGTATGGATGGACTTTACTCAGGTGGTACACCATTCCTATTAGATAATGCAGGTATGATCGCTGGTGGCGGTGGAGGCGGCGGTGGCGGCCAAAATGCACAGTGTACTTACCAGAATACATACACTTATGGATGTATGAAAGGTAATCAATGCCAAGGTACTGATCAACAATTCGCTAACGCCAACGGCGGTGGTGGAGGAGGTGGTGCAGGATATCCTGGTGGTCAAGGTAAGCATGGTGGCAACAATGGTCAGGAAACTGGTGGCGGTGGAGGTGGAGGCAACAATGGTTGCGGATCCAACTCTGGTGGTAAAGGTGGAAACCTAGGTCAAGCAGGCCAAAACGCTGGTGGTAATGGTGGTGCTAAAGGTAAAGCCATTGTCGGAAACAATCATAAGATTAGCAACGTCGGTTCAGGCAGTGGTGATCTTCGTGGTGGAACAAGTAACACATAGGAAACAATTATGTCTTTAGAAGAAATTGATCCGCAATTTAGAATGGATGCTGCTGTTGCACCAACATTCAAATGCGAGAATTATAACGCAGAGGATAGATCCTTTGAGGTATTTTACAACGATGGTTCATTAAAGAATGATGAATGGTATGGTCCAATCTATATGGATCTTGATTCATTGAAACCAGAAACGGAAGAACCATTAATGTTTCAGATAGCTGAGCAAGTATACTCTGCTGTTGAAAAAGGTCAGTTAGAAGAGTGTGATATGTCATCAACAACTCTAGTTCTATCTGGTATGCTTGGACAGGTACAGACAGTACCAATGGAAGCATTGATGAAACATAAGGAAGCAATGGCGAAAAAGAATATACAGAACGTGGATCCAATAGTACAAGCTACTACAGTTGTTAATGTCTACAGTGAAGATGACTTTGATGAACAGTTCGAGGCATTGAGCAAGGCACTATCCGAAGAGGAGTAGTATGTATAGTATTGCAGAGACACAGGATAGCCGAATTGCTCAGTATACATTCGGTAAAAGCATAGCACAATTTGGTGTTAGTGTATTTGCATGTAATGATGCACGCAAGGGTAAGAAAGTATTCGGCAATGACCCAGATCCAGTTAAGGAGATAATGTTGGATACGCAGAATAAAATTATTTCTGCACATATAAAGAAGCATAAGAAGGGTAAAGTTGCAGGTTATGAAGAGATCATACGTGAGTGTGGTCAAACATACCAAGTACATCACAGAACTGTAACCTTTGGTAGTACATGGAGGAGTGATTCACTCAAACCAGCAAACTATTCTCTGCTCTATCATACCAACTCCCACACTCATTTCCGTTTTCCTGG